TTGATTTCGCTGGACTACTTGGCGCAGTTGCAGATGGTCGTCCACTATTCGCAGCAGCAGCACCACAAAATGCTGCCGGCTTAATTACACAAGGTTCAACAAACGGAACAGTCGCAGGACTTGACCTTATCGTTGATCCTAACTACACAGGTGACAATGCAAATGTTAAGCATGCACTTGTTTATCCAGCAGCAGCGATGCGATTCCATGAGTCCGGAACTTTCGAGATTCGTGCAAACATCGTTGCCAATGGTCGTGTGGAAATTGGATTATATGGTTATGTTGCAGTAGTTAATCGCTACCCAGCAGCATTCCGCAAACTATCAGTAGCGTAATTTAATTGAGTGCCTAGGGTTGCTCCCGATCCTAGGCATCCATTAAGGGAGATTAGAGAGAGGAATTTATGCCTTCAATTATTACCGCGACACAGTTGCGTTCCGTATTGGGTGTAAGTTCCTCTCTTTACAATGACGCTTACTTAAATCAAATAATAGATTCGGCTGAAACGATTATTCTGCCAATGCTGGTTACTTTTAAGAGTCCAGTTCAAAAAACAGTTTTGCAAGATAATGTCGCCACATTTACAACAGTTGGCGTTCATGAATTTACCGCAGGTCAATCAGTAATAATTGCTGGATGCTTGAGTCCATACAATGGAACTCGCACAGTATTAGATGATAATTTGACAGATACAACTTTTAGTGCAGCAATTACAAATGCAGATGTTACCGAAGCTAATGTTATTCCAAGCGGAACTGCTACTTTATCCGGAGCATCAACTTATGTTGGAAATGCAGCTGTGGAGTCAGCCGTTTATACAGTTTCAGTAGAAGTTTTCCAAGCAAGATTAGCAGGTGGTGGACAGATCGAAGGTGTTGATTTTACAGCCACACCATTTAGAATGGGTCGATCATTATTCAATAAATGTGTTGGTTTGCTTGGTTCATATATGGACACAGATAGCATGGCTCAATAAATGCCAGTATCAACAATTCTTGCTTCCGTTAGACAACCACTTGCCACAGCTTTAGCAAGCGTTTCAGCAAATGTCTACAATCATGTACCAGAAAGTCCAATGCCTCCATGCGTGGTTTTTGTACCGGATTCACCATATTTGGAAATTGAAACTATTGGCAAAAGTCAAGTAAGAGTAAAGATCAATTTAACTATTTCTGCTGTTGTCGCATATAACAGCAATCCCGCATCACTCGATAATATCGAGCAACTAATAATGAGCATTCTGACAGTAATTCCAAATGGATATATTGTCGGAGAGGTCGAAAGACCAACAGTCCAAAATGTTGGAGCATCAACAATGTTGATTTCTGACATCAATGTTTCAACCTATTACACACAAACAATCTAAGGAGTCAAAGTGCCTACCACAGTAATCACGGGCAGAGATGTTACCTTCACTATCGGTGGTAACACTTTCGATGCTCAAGCAACAAGCGCAATTCTAACTGGCGAAACAAATCGCCAAACATACGAAACTTTAGATGGCAAAGCCTACAAAGTTATCGATAACGATTTTACACTAGCTGTTGAAATGTTGGCAGACTGGGGCGCAGCAGGATCTCTATGTGAGATTCTATGGGGCGTAACAGAATCAGCACCAAACACAGGAATCAGCACAGTATTTACAGCTGCATCAGGCGCACAATTTACATTCCAGGTGCTACCATCATGGCCATCAGCCGGTGGTGCAGGAAATGATGCACAGACTGTATCTTTAACATTCCAAGTTATTGGAGTGCCAGCAGAGTCATTTAGTTAAAAAATAGAAACGGGAGCAACTAATGAAACTACCAATCACAATTGAATACAACTCAGGCGAGCAAGCAACTTATGTAGCCCAACCGCCTGAGTGGCAAAAATGGGAAAAGCAGACCGGACATACAATCGCACAGGCTCAGGAAAAAATGGGCATAAGTGATCTTATGTTTCTTGCTTATCATGCACACAAACGCGAAGCTGCTGGAAAGCCAGTCAAAGCATTTGATGTATGGAGTGAAACAGTTACAGATGTAATAGTCGGTGATGTTTCCCCAAAAGCCACCCCGCAGGAAGCGTAAGTAGATTATTGGTTGAGTTGTCAATAGCAACTCAAATTCCAATGAGTGAATGGACTGACGCAGACGACATTTTAACAGCTTTAGAGATATTGGAGAAAAGGAATGGCCGAAGTTGAACTTAGTGCATTCTCCAAAAAAGAGCTGCGCCAACTTGCCAAGGCTTTTACTCTCATGGGCGAAGATGCAACCGAGAAGGCTAAAATTGTTTCTTATGATTTGGCTACTTTCGCAAAGAATGAAATTGCTGCGGCGGGCGCTAGACGCGAAAAAGCAGGAACAGCCACTAAAAGAGTTGTGGATGGTGCCACAATATCAAAGACATCAAAGACTGGTCGTTTATCGTACGGATTTGCAGGTCAGCGTTTTAGTGGTGGAGCAACAACTCAAATGTTATGGCGAGGACTTGAATTTGGATCAACTAGATTTAAGCAGTTTCCAAACTGGTCAGGTCGCTATGGAGGCGGGTCAAGAGGTTGGTTTATCTATCCGACACTTCGCGACATTCAGCCTGAACTAACCGAGCGTTGGACTAATGAAATGAATGATGTTGTCAAGGTTTGGGGTAACTAATGGCTAAGGATTTTCGTACCTTAAAACTTGAGATCCTAGCGGAAACCAAAAACTTCGTTGCAGGAATGAATGAGGGAGAAAAAAAGACTCAGAGTTTTGGCGATAAGTTAGGAGAGTTTGGCAAAAAAGCCGGACTTGCTTTAGCTGCTGCGACTGCTGCCGTTGGTGCATTTGCAATCAAAATCGCAGTTGATGGAGTAAAAGCTGCATCTGATCTATCAGAGTCCGTTTCAAAAGTCGGTGTTTTGTTTGGCGATAGTTCAGCAAAGATCGAAGCATTTGCCGAACAGGCAGCTCAATCACTTGGTCAAACTAAACAACAGGCTTTAGATGCTGCATCTACATTTGCTATTTTTGGAAAGTCTGCTGGTTTAGCCGGAGATGATCTTGTTAAATTCTCAACAGATTTCACCACACTAGCATCTGATCTAGCATCTTTTAACAACACATCCCCAGAGGATGCAATACAGGCCATAGGAGCCGCTCTAAGAGGCGAAACCGAGCCGTTGCGTAGATATGGTGTCTTATTAGATGATGCCAGCCTAAGACAAGCTGCGCTTTCTTTAGGCATAATCCGAACTACAAAGGAAGCCCTAACACCACAGCAAAAAGTCCTAGCAGCTCAAGAGTTAATCTATCAACAAACATCTGCTGCTCAAGGCGATTTCCAACGAACATCCGATGGCTTGGCTAACTCACAAAGAATTCTTAATGCCCAGTTAAGCAACATCCGCACAGAGATAGGCGAAGCATTATTGCCTATTGTATTAAAACTAACTCAGATTTTTAGCAACAATGTATTACCAGTAATTCAAAGCGTAGCCGATGCTTTTAGTAGTCGAGCAGGTGGATTAGGAGAAGGTGTATTTGAATTTATTGATGGAGTTAAATTATTCTTATTGCCAATTATAGATGGTGCTATAAATGCCTTTAATGATATTAAAGGTGCTATAAGAGAAAACATAGATGAATTCCAATCATTCTTTAATGTAGTTAAATCCCTTGCTCCTATTATTGGAACAACTATTGGCGCAGCATTAAATGTTGTTGGTGATATTGCAGCAGTTGTTATTAATGTGATTTCAAATGTATTAGGTGTAATTAGTGGCATAGTTAATAAAGCGATCGATGCTATCAATGTAATTATTAGAGCGGTCAATAGAATTCCGGGAGTTAATATTCCACAGATCGGTGGAGTTGGAAGTAGTGGTGGGGGAACTGCTGGAGCAACCGGTACTGGATTTGGTCAATTAAGTAGTTTGGGTCAAGGCGTTGCAGGTGCGGTTGCAGGTGCAGTTGCAGCTGGTGGATTTGGTGGCGGTGGTGCAGTAGGTGGCGGTGGAGTAGGTGGCGGTGGAGTAGGTGCTACTGGAGTATTAGGCGCAACTAGCGCAAATGATTTAGTTAAAAGATTAACAGCAGTCAATGATGCTTTTACAGAATTAACATTCCAAGTGGCAACTAATGGCATAAGCCAAAAAGCAGCAGCAGCACAATTTGACAAATTAACAGCCGAATTTGCTGTCTTAGAAAGACAAGCTGGAGCGTTAGTTCCAACCCCAGTTCCTTTTGGTGCAACTCCATTTGGTCAAGCAGGTGGCAACACCACAAACATTTATGTAACAGGTGCAATAGATCCTGAACGAACTGCAAGAGATATCGCAACCACTCTGAACAGTCAAGCAGCTAGATCGGTAACTGCGTTACGAGATAGAGTCAATTAATGTCAGCATTTACACCAGACTGGAAACTAACTGTCGGTGGGGTTGATTATACTGATATAACCATTTCAGATGTCCAACACCAAGCAGGTCGATCTGACATCTACCAACAGGCACTTCCTTCATATATGCAAGTTACGCTGGTTGCATTAAATAACCAAACACTTCCATTTGACATTAATGATTCTTTTGACTTGCAAGTTAAAGACTCAGGTGGATCTTATGTTTCATTATTTGGTGGAGATTTAACAGATGTTACAGTAGGAATTTTGCAAACAGGTGCAGCAGCCACAGTTGTCCAATACACGCTTTTGGCTATGGGTTCACTTGCTAGATTAACCAAAGAAATCTTTAATGACAACATTTCGCAAGATGAAGATGGAAACCAAATCTATGAGATTTTGTCTAGCGTGTTGCTTGGAACTTGGAATGATGTGCCAGCAGCTTCACAATGGTCAACCTACAATGCAACGGAAACTTGGGCTAATGCAGTTAATCTAGGACTTGGCGAAATAGATCAGCCGGGTCTTTATACCATGAGTTCCCAATCAAATGTTACCGACACGATCTATAATGTTATTTCAGATATTGCAACTTCAGCCTTTGGATATATTTATGAGGACAATACCGGAAACATAGGTTATGCAGATGCAGACCATAGGCAGAATTATCTGTTAGTCAATGGTTATGTTGAACTAGATGCTCGCCATGCGTTAGGTGCTGGCTTATCTACAATTATGCGATCAGCAGATGTCCGAAATGATATTTATATAAATTATGGCAATAATTACAATTCACAGGTTGATGCCACAGATGCAGCTTCAATTGCCCTATATGGCTACAAAGCAGAAACGATTAACTCTCGAGTTCATGGGGCGACCGATGCTCAAGATATTGCCGATCGATATATAGCCCAAAGAGCTTATCCGATACCAGCATTTCAATCGATAACATTCCCAATCACTAACCCTGAAATAGATAACGCAGATCGGGATGATTTACTAGCTGTATTTATGGGAATGCCAGTTCATATTCAACACCTACCCACTCAAATATCAGGCGGAGATTTTGAAGGTTATGTTGAGGGCTGGTCATGGAGTACTCGATTTAATGAGCTGTTTTTAACAATCAATGTTTCACCAACTGCATTTAGCCAAGTCGCGATGCGTTGGAATACCACACCAATAACAGAGGCTTGGAACACAATCGACCCAAGTTTGACTTGGGAATACGCTACAATAGTAGCCTGATAGGAAAAGGATAAAATGCCAACTACTACTAACTTTGGCTGGACAACACCAGCCGACACCGATCTTGTTAAAGATGGTGCTGCTGCAATCAGAACACTTGCAGGAAACATTGACACATCTTTAGTCGATCTTAAAGGTGGAACAACTGGTCAAATTTTAGCAAAAGCATCAAATACAGATTTAGATTTTACATGGTCAGCAGATGCAGGAATTCCAGCAACTATTGTTGATGCTAAAGGTGATTTAATTGTTGCAAGCGGTGCAGATGCAGTTGCTAGATTAGCAGTTGGAACAAACGATTATATATTAACAGCAGATAGCGCAGCAACAAATGGAATTAAATGGGCAGCACTTCCAGCAACAAGTGGCCCTGCTTTTTATGCTAACAGCGCAACAGATCAAACAATTAATCAAAACACTTGGACAAAAGTTACATTTGGAACTGAACAATTTGATACTGATGGTTGCTTTGCTTCATCAACGTTTACTCCAACCAAAGCAGGATATTATCAAGTTAATGCAGGTGCTTATTTCCAACCAACTCCAGCAGATACGACTGCATTTTTAGCACTTTATGTAAATGGCACAAGATACCAATACTTAAATGTTCATAGAAAAACGCAATCTTCTGAACAATTTATGGGAACAAGTTTGGTCTATCTAAATGGAACGACAGATTACATTGAAATTTATGCTCAAATGGGTGCTGCAACAACTAGAAATATACAAAGTGATGAAAAAGGAACTAATTTTTCTGCCATTTGGATAAGGAGTTAAAATGTCAATTTATAATCAAATAATAGAAGTTTATCCTGAATTAACCGATGAACATTTTGAAAGCACAATTATTTTACAAGATGATTCTGATGGGTCAGGTGCTTATATTGCTAAATGGGATTATTCTCAACCAATACCAGCAGGGCTTAAATTAGGCAAGCCATCTAGCAAAAAGTAATTTGGCTAATGAAGCCATTTTTATCTAAAGCTGCTGAAACATTACGCGACCAGATAAATGGAGCGTTTGTGGGTAGGAGCAGGAAAGCTGATGGATGGATCGGCGATAATAAGCACGCATCTAGAAAATCCGATCACAACCCAAGATCTAACGGAGAAGTTTGCGCGATCGACATTGACG